CAGCCAACGCCGGGGACCGTGGCGCAGCCAACGCCGGGGACTGCGGCGCAGCCATAGCGCGAAAAAAAGGCAAGGCGTCTGTTGGGATCAATGGAATCGCTGCTGTGATCGGAAACGGCGGGAACGTTCGCGGGAAGGTCGGCGCGATCCTTCTGCTGGTAGATACGGATGATGACGGCAACACGCTTGACTTTGCCGCCGTGAAAGTGGACGGAGAAACAATTAAAGAAAACACATGGTACAAGCTGGAGTCTGGGAAAATCGTGGAGGTGGGCGACGATGCTTAATCAAATCACAGTCGCAGGCCGCCTGACACACGATCCGGAGATGCGGCACACGGCAAACGGGACGGCGGTTGCGTCTTTCGCGCTGGCCGTCGACCGGGATTATACCAGTAAGGACAGCGGCGAACGGGAAACGGACTTTGTCGACATCGTTGCCTGGCGCGGCACGGCGGAATTTGTCAGCAAGTATTTTACCAAGGGGCAGCTGGCAATCGTCTCCGGGCGGCTGCAGATCCGGCCCTGGACGGACGACAACGGGAATAAGCGCCGAAGCACCGAGGTCGTCGCGGAGCATGTGTATTTTGGCGGCAGCAAGAAAGAAACCGGCAGCGCGGCTCCGCAGGCGGCGGCCCAGGATGGCACGGCCCCGGCGCTGGAAGAACTGCCGGAATGCGACGATGACGGCCTGCCGTTTTGAGAAAGTGAGGTAAAACATGAACGAAGAAGCGAAAACAAGCATTTTGCAAATGGCCAGGGGCGCGATTCAGGAACGGATCGACTATGAGATGGCGAAGGTAATTGACAACATCCTGGACCCGAACACAAGCACGCAGAAAAAGCGCAAGCTGACACTGACGATTGAGCTGCAGCCGGACGATAATCGGCAGACCGTGTTCGTAAATTGCACAGCGAAAAGCGCGCTTTGCCCGACGAATCCGGTATCTACATCGCTGTACATCACTGGAGATGGCGCTACTGGCGAAGTGGTAGCCGTGGAAATGGTGCCCAATGTTCCGGGGCAGCAGGATATGTTCGGCGAAGAGCAGGAAGCCGCGCCGATTTTGAAAATGGTAAGAAATGCATAAGGAGGAAGAAAAATGCTGAAAAGTGCAATTGAAAAAATCGAATCCATGGTAGAGCCGAGCGTTTACGAGAAGGATGGCCATTCTTTTCTGGTAAATCGGGATGGCGAATTCGCAGAAATCCGCGAGAAAATTGACCTCCCGGAAGCGTTGAAGTTGAACAGTTTGGATGCGATTGTAAAGATGATTCGCACCGAAGCACTCACGAAATATTCCGGCGCTGGTCCGATTTATGTCGATATTCCGTCCCATTTGCTGGTGGAATCATTCCTGCAGCCGCAGACCTGCGAGATTCGGCCTGTGATTTATTCCGTACACGCAACGGATGTCCCCGGGTGGGATGAAGAAACGAAGCTCCCGTTTGAACGCGCCGCCGTGGCATTGCAGACGAGATTCCAGGATAGCCCCGACCGTGCTTATACCCTACAGCTACTCAGTCAGATTACCACCGGAGCGAAAGTTACCTATAACGATATCGGGGTTGCGACTACAGTTGTCACGCAAAAGGGCGTTTCGCTGCAGCAAAACGCAACAATAAAACCGCTTGTTTCCCTGCGTCCTTATCGAACCTTCCAGGAGCTGGAGCAGCCGGACGGACTTTTCCTGATCCGCATTGATGAGCGCGGGATTAGTTTTGTTGAAGCTGATGGCGGAATGTGGAAACTAGAAGCCAGAAAGCGTATCAAATCATACCTGGACGAAGCGCTTTCACCTGAAATCGAAGCGGGCAGCGTTGTAGTGATGCTATGATATTCATACTGCTGCGCGGCCCATATAGGGCCGCGCAGCACACAGGAAAGGGGTGGCGATCGTGCCAATCAACAGCAAACAAAAAGGTGCCCGCTTTGAGCGGCAGCTTGCATCCCGGCTGCGGGAGTACGGCTACCCGGCGCGGCGGACGGCACAGTATTGCGGCAACACCGGCGACGCATCCGACGTCGTCGGCCTGCCGGGCCTGCACATCGAAGCAAAGGCCTGTGAACAGATGCGGCTTTATGATTGGATGGCCCAGGCAAAGCGCGATTGTACGGGCACTGGTCGGCTCCCAGCGGTATTCCACAAGCGAAACAATCACGAGATTTTGGTGACGCTGGAACTGCCGGATTTTATGGAAATTTACCGGGAATATGAAGCCGGGATGGATCTGAAAGGAAGGGGGAAACCATGAACCAATACGATATGCTGGAAACGGCGTTCTGCAACGGCTTTGCTTTTGGCCGGGCGTCGCGGACGAAGGACAATCATCCAACCTACGCCGCCGCGCTGGAGAAATTCGGCGGCAAAATGCAGGCAACCGTCTGCGTCGAAGAGCTTTCCGAGCTGCAAAAAGAGCTTTGTAAATACATCCGCAGCGGCGGCGATCCGGATCATATCGCAGAGGAAATCGCGGACGTGCTCATCACGGTAGATCAGATGGTGCAGCTGTTTGACTGCGCGGAAGCGGTGGCGCGGTGGGAGGAGGCCAAAGTCGCACGGCTGGCAGAGCGTTGCGCGGAAACGGAGGATGCCAATGGCTAGAGGGCAAAGCGCGTATCTGATGAAGCGGGACGCCGCGATGATGGCGCGGGCTTATTCCAGGTATCAGCAGCAGCTTGACGTCTGCCTGCAGATCGGCGCAGATGCCGCCGTCATCGCCGCAAATCGAAAGCTCGGCTTGGGCAAGGGTCGCGCACGGCAATTCATGGACGAATACAAGAAGGCAGTAAACGATATCGCGGCCATGATCGACGCTGACGGCGCCGAGGACAAAGAACTGGTCTACTCCCGCGCGAAGATCGACGAGCAGCTGCGGCAGATTGTCGGTGACGAAAACTTTTCTCTGTGGGAGGAACGTTACAACGAAATGGAGGGCAAGAGCGATGTATAACGACCCTGTAAATCATCCTGCACATTACACGAGCGGCAGCGTGGAATGTATTGATGCCATGGTATCTGCCTTTGGGGCGGCCCAGGTGGCCGTATACGCGAAGATTGCGGCGTTCAAGTATCTGTGGCGGGCCGACCACAAAGGCGGCACAGAGGACGTGGAAAAGGCCCGCTGGTACATCAACAAATATCTGGACCTGCTTTCCGGAGGTGACGACCATGACACAGTGTGAACGCATCCTCCGCCATTTGCGGGACTATGGCAGCATCACCCAGGCCGAAGCGATGGCGGAGTACGGCTGCTATCGGCTGGGGGCTAGAATTTTCGATCTGAAAAACCAGGGGTATGAGATCACCGGCGCGACTGAGTGCGTCAAGAACCGCTACGGCGAGACGTGCTATATTAAGCGCTATCGCCTGGAGGAAGGAGGGGCAAGCCGTGAGAGTGCAATTAGGTGAACGGGTGCGTTTCCTTCCGCCGTGCTTCAACAGAGACGACACCGAGAACATGGTTACGGGCCGCATCGTCTACATCAACCGGCAGCACCGGTATTATTTGGCCGAGTACCCCGCCGGTCGGCAGGCGCTGCGCGAGGCGTTCAAATACGCAGAAGAGGGGTGAGCGCGTGGCAGAAGATGTGCAGAGATCACAGTTTACATTTTACGAATCGTTTGCAAGGGCTGGTTGCCGCATTCGAAAGAAAACAGACCGGTGCGCATTCTATGATGCGCTGATCGAATATGCCCTGTATGGCGTCCTCCCTGATCTGGAGAGCCTGCCGGATGTTGTGGCACTGGCGTTTGAATTGGTGCGGCCGAATCTGGATGCCAGCAGGCGGAAAGCCGGTGGTGGCGCGGTGAAAAAAACCGATAAGATACCGGCAAGATAGCCGTAAGATATCCGCAAGATAGCCGTAAGATACCGGTAGGATAGCCGCAACAAGAAAAAGGAGGAGTAAGAGAATAAGTAAGAGTACAAGTGTAAGGTAGAGTACAAATGTACTTAGTACTCAGAAAATTATAGCTTATCCCTCTATACTTACTTCGGCGGCGCTCTACGTAAGACTTACTAAGACGTAAGAGGGCCGATGCAAAAAGGAGCTGATATCGTGACGATGGACGAGACGCGGAAGGTGCTTGGTTATTTGCGGGAATGCTTCCCGCGCAAATTCGAAAGCAAAAGCACCGCCGCCGAGAAAAAAAGAATGATGAATTCGATTTTGAAGCGATGGCAAAAGTTTTTTGCAAAATACAGTTTCCCGGAAGTGATGGGCGCGGCAGAAATGTACGTCGGCGCGTACGGTGGAAAATATTTTCCAGATGTAAAAGAAATTTTTGATTTGATCCGGCCTGACCCGCTGGCATCCTTTGATCGATTCATACGGTGGAGATACCACATGGAGGATCGGACAGATTTGCGGCTGGATCAGTTGCTGCTGGAGGTTGATTATCTGGAATGTCGGACAAGGCCAGTGGAGGTGACGAACAGTGAAAGCGAATGATTACATTACGCGCCATGAGGCAATCAGGGCGCTGCAGATAAACTCTAGCGATTATTACGGCGCGCGGCGTGCGCTATGCGAGATTCCGGCCGCCGACGTTGCGCCGGTGGTGCATGGGCGGTGGGAAAAGCGAGGTTCTTCTTGGTACTGCACTCGTTGCGGCATTGGATATCGGATCACTTTTGGAAATATTCCAGCAAGCAGGCATAAATACTGCCCCAGATGCGGCGCGAGGATGGACGGAAAGGACGGTGATGGCAATGAAACGCCTGACGTTTGAAGGAAATTTCTGCGACATTGCACAATGCACAGAAATACCCGGCGGAAGCTTCTGCGAGGACGGTGCCTGCTCCCAGCGGAAGGTTTGGGAGCGGCTGAGAGCCTACGAGGATACCGGCCTGATGCCGGAAGAGATCATCCGCTGCCGCAGCTGTGCCAACTTCCGGCAGAATGCACACGGCGTCTGCTATTGCAACGAGTACGGCGGCGCGATCACGCCGGAGGATTATTGCAGCCGGGCGGTGCTGGAGAACGAGCCGCCCGCAAAATAGGAGGGCCAGATGGAATACTGGAAATTTAAGGCGATTGACAAGCTGCGGGATTACCCGCTTAAGGCTGCTGCAATCCAGAGCCTACAGGACGAGCTGCAGCGGCTGGAGTTGGAGGCTACCAACATCCGAAGCGCCACGGCAGACGCTACGCCCGTCCAGGGCGGCGGTAGCACCAGGGAGGACAAGCTGCTGTCAAATATCATCCACCGCGACGAGATCAAGCGGATGATTGCCGGGGCGAAGCTTGCGTGCAATGTCGTGAACACGTCCCTTGCGGCCCTGGACGCCGCAGAACGGGATTTATTGACCGACATGTACATACACCGCATTTCCGGCGGAACGCCGCGCATAGCGGAAATGCTGGGCTTAGACGAGCGCAGCGTTTACAAGCGGGCAGACAAAGCACTTCGGCGGTTCGTGATTGCGTTGTATGGTGTGAGCGAGACATGAGGTGAGAAATGGAACAGATAAGCTTGTTTACAGATAATCCGGAATATGAGGCGTTTGTCGACAAATTCAAGCCGAAGAAGACGACGGATGACTGCTATACGCCGCCGCTTGTGTACGCCGCCGTCCGCGATTTTGCGTGCGAAGAATACGGAATTGATCCGGCTGCGATTGTGCGCCCGTTCTACCCTGGCGGCGATTATGAGCACTACGACTATCCGCCCGGATGTGTTGTGCTGGACAATCCGCCGTTCTCGATTCTTTCGAAGATCGTTGATTTTTACATTCGACGAGAAATTATGTTCTTTCTGTTTGCGCCGTCGCTTACTGCGTTTTCATCGCGAAAAAATGTGATGCGATGTAATCATATTTTTTGTGATGCAAAAATTACATACGAAAATGGTGCAGTTGTGCAAACTGCGTTTGTCTCGTCGTTTGGCGACTGTATTGCGCAAACCGCCCCAGGCTTACGTGAAAAAATTGAGAAAGCAATGTATGAGATAAGAAAAGAAAAACGTACCGTCCTTCCGAAGTATGAATATCCTGCTAATGTGCTGACTGCTGCAATGCTTCAACGATACAGCAGATATGGTGTGAAATTCTCGGTTTCGCCGTCAGGCTGCATTCCAATTTCTGCACTTGATTCACAGCGTGAGGCCGGTAAATCAATCTACGGCGCAGGGCTACTGCTTTCGGAACGGGCTGCGGCGGAACGGGCTGCGGCGGAACGGGCTGCCGCGGAACGGGCTGCCGCGGAAACCTGGGAGTTATCGGAAAGAGAACGGGAGATGATCGCTGCGTTGGGGTAGCAGGGCACTTTTAGGGCAGTGACAAGCGAGAAAATCTGTGCTATACTAGTATCATGAATATTGACGCAGAGGCATCGTGAGTTTTCACGGTGCCTCTTGCCTTTCAAAGTTGAGTAGGAGGTGAGCGTATGCCCGGCGGAGCGCCGAGAAAATGGAAAAGTGTAAGCGCGATGCAAAAGGCAGTTGACGCTTACTTCAAAAAGTGTGAGGGCGAACCGCTGATTATTGACGGCGAACAGCAGAGAGACAAGTATGGTGTTCCTATCGTTATCAACGCGAAGCCTCCGACGATCACGGGACTTGCGCTTGCGCTTGGCTTTACAGGCAGGCAAGCGCTGCTTGACTATCAGGCACGGCCAGAGTTTGCGGACACGGTTACGCGCGCGAAGGCCAGATGTGAGGAATATGCCGAAATGCGTCTGTATGACAAGGATGGTGCAAACGGGGCGAAATTTAGCCTTGGCTGCAACTTCGGGTGGAACGCTGAAAGCGAAAAGAGCGGCGATCCGGCGGCGCTGACGGCGCTGGTGCAGGCGTTAAAGGGTGAAGAATATGCGGATTAAATCGCTATCCGCAAAGCAGCGCCAGATTATGGACTTTATCGGCTCCGATGATCTGGCGCTGATTTGTGACGGCTCTGTTCGCTCTGGCAAAACGACGATCATGTCTATGGCCTTCGTGCTGTGGGCCATGGAAAATTACAACCACACCAATTTTGCCATTTGCGGAAAAACCGTGCAGGCGGCGGAGCGGAACATTTTGAAGCCGTTGATGGAAATTGACGGTTTGGGTGCAGCGCTGTCCATGCGATACAAAGTCTCCACACGGGTTTTGACGGTTCGCTGTGGGGACGTGACGAATTGGTTTTACCTGTTCGGCGGCAAGGATGAAAGCTCTTATATGCTCATCCAGGGCATTACATTGGCCGGTGTATTATTTGACGAGGTGGCGCTGATGCCGCGCAGCTTCGTGGAACAGGCGTTGTCCCGTGCGATATCGTTTGAACGCCCGAAGTATTTTTTCAACTGCAACCCAGAATCTCCGCAGCACTGGTTTTACAAAGAATGGATTGAAAATCAGCGGGAAAACACGCTGCACATTCACTTTCTGTTGGAAGATAATCCGATTTTGACTCCGCAGATGATCGAGCGAACGAAGGAGATGTACAGCGGCGTCTTTTATGATCGCTACATTCGCGGCCTGTGGGTTGTTGCGGAGGGGCTTATTTACCCCATGTTCGGCGATAGCTGCATCGTGGACAAGCCGCCGCAGGGTGGGAGGTATTATATCTCCTGCGACTATGGAACGCTGAACCCGTTCTCTGCCGGGCTGTGGTGCTGGGACGGAAAAACAGCGACCCGCGTTGCGGAATATTACTATTCCGGGCGGCAGGAACAGCGGCATAAAACCGATGAGGATTATTACACCGCGCTGGAGCAGCTGGCCGGGGACAAGCCTGTGCAAGCAGTGATCGTCGACCCGTCGGCGGCGTCGTTTATCGAGGTCATACGGCGGCACAAGCGCTTTCAGGTCCGCAAGGCAAAAAACGATGTCCTGGCCGGAATCAACACGACGGCGCGGTTTTTGCAGGACGGGACAATCAAAATCCACCGCAGCTGCAGCGCCTGCATTCGGGAGTTTGGTCTCTACCGATGGGATGAAAAGGCGGAGACGGACCGGCCCGTAAAAGAGAATGACCACGCCATGGACGATATCCGCTATTTTGTTTATACCGTCCTCCGCCAGAAGGCGGGGAAAACGGCGTATCAATCATTATTGCAAGAGAGGTGAGCGACTATCAAAACGTATCAAGATTTGCTTGCGGCTGGCAAGAGCGAACAGAGCCGAATCGCATTTATCCGCGCGGCTATTACGGAGCATCGAGGGTCTCCGGCTTACCGGACCGCAGCGGATGCGGAGCTGTATTATAGCGGATTGAATCCGACAATCAATCGTTATGAAAAAGTCCTCTACGACCTGCAGGGCAAGGCACACAAGGACATGTGGACGGCAAATCATAAGCTTGCAAGCCGCTTTTTTGGCTTTGCGGTCGACCAGGCTGTCAGCTATCTTCTTGGCAATGGCGTCACCTTCGGCGATGAATCGACAGGAAAGAAACTGTGCGCTGATTTTGACCAGGAGATCATGGATGCCGCACGCAGCGCAAAGGTCGCTGGCGTGTCCTTCGGCTTCTGGGATCTGGATCACCTGCGGGTGTTCAGTCTGCTGGAGTTTGTGCCGCTCTACGATGAGGAAAACGGTGCGCTGATGGCGGGCATTCGCTTCTGGCAGATTGCACCGGACAAGCCGCTGCGGGCCACACTCTATGAACCGGACGGGTTTACGGAGTATTTCCAGGAAAAAAATAAAAGCATGGACGTGATGAAGCCGAAGCGCAGCTATAAGCTTTTAATTCGTACTGCTCCGGTCGGCGGCAGCGAGATATACGACGGCGGCAATTACCCCGGCTTTCCGGTCGTTCCTCTGAAAAACAATCGCATGTGCCTATCTGAGATTGCCGGGAGCCGAAACACCATCGACGCGCTGGATTTGGCGACGTCAAACATGGTCAACAATGTGGACGAGGGGAATCTGATTTACTGGGTCCTCTCCAACTGCGGCGGCATGGATGATCTTGACGATGTAAAATTTGTGGAGCGGCTCAAAACGCTGCATGTGGCGCACGCAGACGGCGACGACGGTGCGAAGGCAACACCGCAGACAATTGAAGCACCGTACGAAGGGACAAATACGACAATAGATATGCTGAAACGGAAACTGTATGAAGATTTTCAGTGCTTCGACGCTTCTGCTATCACGGCGGGAAACCAGACGGCGACGGCAATCAAGGCCAGCTATGTGCCGCTTGACCTGAAAACGGACAAGTTTGAGGCGGAGGTCACGCGCTTCATTGTGGAAATTCTGCGGCTGGCCGGTATCGACGATCAGCCAAGCTACACGCGGAATCAGATCATCAACAAGACCGAAGAGACGCAGGCGCTCTTGCTTGGGGCGCAGTATTACGATGACGAGTATATTACAAAAAAACTGCTGAATCTCAACGGCGACATTGACCAGTATGAGGCCATGATGGAGCGACGGTCCGCTGAGGACCTGGGCCGCAGCTTTGGTGAGCCGCAGGAGCCGCCAGCGCCGGTGAATAACAATGGCGACGCATGACCTCGGACATACGCTGACCGACAAAAAGCTCCTGGCTTTGGAACGACGCATCGCGCGGATTTATGCACAGGCCGGGCGGGAGCTGCAAGAGACCATCGACGCTTACTTTGAGCAGTTTGCAAAGCGCGACGAGGAAATGAGGGCGCTGATTGGCGAGATCGTCAACGGCAAGGAGTGGACGGAGCAGGACTATAAGCAATGGCGGCTGGCACAAATCGGACGCGGGGAGCGCTACCAGGCACTGCGGGAGCGGATTGCGCAGCGAATGACCAATGCAAACGCCGTGGCGATTTCTTACATAAACGACGAGACGCCGGGCATTTACAGTCTGAACCGCAACTATGCGGCGTATACGATTGAGCAGGTTGCCGGGAACGTCGGATTTGACCTCTGGGACGAGCAGACGGCCCGGCGGCTGATCGTGGAGCAGCCGGAGCTGATGCCCAATTATCCGCCTGCCCGGGCGCTGCGGCGTGGTATTGACCTGGCGTATGGGCGGCGGCAGATCACGGCCAGCGTGACCAGCTCTATCCTGCAGGGCCGGAGCCTGCGGGGAATCGCGGACGATCTGCAGCAGCGAATCACGACCATGGACCGCACCAGCGCAATCCGGACGGCGCGCACGGCCTTCACAGGGGCGCAGAACGCCGGGCGTATGGATAGTTACGCGGCGGCGGAGAAGATGGGGATCAAGCTCAAAAAAGAGTGGCTGGCGACGTTAGACGGGCGCACGCGGCATTCTCACGCGGCGCTGGACGGGGAGAAGGTCGGCACGGACGAGAAATTTTCCAACGGCTGCCGCTTCCCGGGCGACCCGCAGGGGCGGCCCGGCGAGGTCTATAACTGCCGCTGCACGATGGTCGCCGCGCTGGATGACGTGGACACGTCGGGGGCGCAGCGCAGGGCACGCGACCCGGAGACGGGCGAAAGCGTTCTGATCCCGAATATGACCTATAAAGAGTGGGAGGCGGCTAAAGGTGCTGTAAGCCGTGCATCAGATGTAAGCCGTCAATATCAGGAAAGCGCAAAGCCAAAAACTGGAAAGCTACGATTTGAAAATGGATATAAGCAGGGCGCACACAAGCGAGAAATTGATATTGCGCATCATATCTGGGAGACGTTTGGCGGCGATATTACGCTGCTCAAAGAAAGCAACACAAATGGCGTAAAAACTCCTGATTATTTGTGGAATAAAAAACTATGGGAGCTCAAAAGTATATCCACGGAAAAGGCTGCCGATTCCGCCGTTCGAAGTGCTTTGAAACAAATTAAGGGAAAACCTGGCGGGGTCATTTTGCAATGCGCGGCAGGAATTGACACAAATAAACTGTTGCACGTTGTCGATATGCGCGCACTGAGAAGGGCCGACTTCCAATTCGATGTTTTAGCAATATCAGAAAACGGATTAGTTTTGTTTGCGAGAAGATATAAAAAATGAGCCGCCCCCCCGCCAATGGGCAGAGGTTCGGCTCGGTTGTGGGGAGCAACTGACTCCCTCATCTGAAGTATACCCAATCAAACTGAAATAGTCAAGCGATTTCTATGCGCGAAAGGAGAAGAAAATGAAAAATAAAGAGTTAAAACTCGTGAAATTTTTACCGTGCCTGATTCGCTGGTCCACAATTGCCCTGGTCGCGCTGCGGGCGTGTGATGTGGTCAGCTGGCCGTGGTACGCTGTGCTGAGTCCGTTGTTTGCATATGCGGCGTGGCTTATCCTTTGCGCTGCGATCTGCGGCGTGGCGGCGGTAAGCAAAGATTTGTGAAGGGAGCGACGCACATGAAATCGCAGAAGCAGCCAGAGCTTGCCGCGACACTGAAAGGCGCGGCAATGGTGGAAGCAATCGAGGCGGGGCTTGTACCAAAAACCTCAAGCGGGGACGGATGGAATATCGCGCCGTTTCTGCGGTTTTGGGACAATTTCGCGCCGCTACTCAATGAGGCGGTGCAAAGCTGCGGCAAGAAGCGGAGGTGAAATTCCATGATCGATGTTGAGATTACGGACAATAGCGACGCCGTAAAGGAAGCGTTTGAAGCGGCGATTATGCGTGGGCTGGAAAAGTGCGGGCTGACGGCGGAGGGGTATGCAAAAAAGCTGTGCCCTGTTGACACTGGCAACCTGCGGAACAGCATCACCCATGTGGTAGATGAGCAGGAACCGGCGGCGATCATCGGGACGGACAACGAGTATGCCGCTTATGTTGAGCTTGGCACCGGCATTTACGCCGAGGGCGGCGGCGGACGGCCTACACCGTGGGTGTATCAGGACGCAAAGGGGAACTGGCATTACACGCGCGGCAACAAGGCGCAGCCGTTTTTGAAACCTGCTGCCGCTGACCATGCGGGGCAGTATCGGGACATTCTGGAAAGCGAGCTGAAAAATGGGTAACGAGACCATCAAGGCCATTGAAGCCATCATCAAGCGCGGCAACGATGCTGAAATACGCCGAAAAGGCGACGGGTACATTGTCTTAGAGGTCAAGAAAACAATCAAATACAGCACTTCTGCGCAATAGGGCGCGGGAAAGGGCAATAGGAGCCAACTTGTAAGGATTTCTTACAGGTTGGCTCTTTTTCTTTTAGGAGGCAGCGCATGGCTAACAGCAAAGTCAACATTTTAGGCACGGATTACGAAATTGTCGTTAAAAAGTACGGCGACGATGAGGCGTTTGAGCGCAGGAGCATTGACGGATATTGCGACCACCTTTTGAAGCAAATCGTAATTTGCGACATGACAACCTATAAGGGGTGGGAAAACGAGCCGGTAGAAACGGCAAAAGAAGCTCAAAAGCAAACGATACGGCATGAAATTGTCCACGCATTTTTCAGCGAAAGCGGTCTTTCGGATAGTGGGCTTTCTTTTGAAGGGGCATGGTGCAAAAACGAGGAGCTTGTCGACTGGATCGCGTGGCAAGGCCCGAAAATCCACAAGGCGTGGGAAATGGCAAACGCAATTTAGAACAGGTAAAACCCGCGAAGTACAGCGGTTTTTATAAAACTCAAAGGGCGAAGAACCGACCCCCGAAGAAAAGGAGAGTAACACAATGAGCATTACCAGAAAATTGCTGAAGGGCATGGGTCTGACCGACGAACAGGTCGACACCATCATTGAGGCACACACAGAAACCGTGGACGGTCTGAAAGCTGATGTCAGCAGATATAAGGCCGACGCGGGAAAGCTGGCGGGCGTTCAGAAGGAATTGGACGATCTAAAGGCGGCAGGCGATGGCGGCTACAAGTCGAAATACGAGAAAGAGCACTCGGATTTTGAGGCTTTTAAGTCCAATATCACCGCGAAGGAAACGAAGGCAGCAAAGGAAAAGGCTGTCCGGGCTTTCTTCGAAAGCAAAAACATCACCGGCGCGAATCTCGACCTTGCCATGCGCGGCTGCGGCGAGGAAATGGCCGCATTGGAGCTAGATGGCGACAAGATCAAGGACACAAAGGGCCTTGACGCGCTACTCAGTGGGGCTTACAAGGGCCTGGTTTCTACCATGCAGCAGCAAGGGGCGAATCCTGCCAATCCTCCGGCGGGGACACCGGCGAAAACTTACACCACAGACGAGATTCGCAGCATGAGCGCTGCGGAAATCAATGCAAACTGGGACGCGATTAAGGCGTCCATTGGCCAGAAAGGAGAATAAACATGGCTGTTACTACTTTTATCCCTGAACTTTGGAGCGCACGGCTCCTCTACGCGCTGGACAAGGCGCACGTCGCAACGAACCTGGTCAACCGGGAGTACCAGGGCATTATTGCCAACCAGGGCGACACCGTTCACATCAACTCCATCGGCGCGATCACTGTCAAGGATTACACCAAAAACACCGACATTGCTGATCCCGATGCGCTGACTACGACGGAGCAGACCCTTGTTATCGACCAGTGCAAATACTTCAACTTCCAGGTCGACGACGTGGACAACGTGCAGGCGGCGGGCGACCTGGTCGACACTGCGATGAGCCGCGCTGCCTATAGCCTGGCGGATGTCGCGGACGCTTATCTGCTCAAGACGATCGCTGCGGGCGCAGCTTCCGGCAATACGGTCGGCGCGGCCAGCGGCCCGATTGCACTGACGTCGGCAAACGTGTATGAGAACATCGTGAAACTGCGCACGAAACTGGACAAGGCCAACGTCCCCAACACCGGCCGGACCATCGTTGTCCCGCCTGAAGTCTACGCGCTGCTGCTGATGGACGACCGCTTTGCCAAGAGCGACGCCGCCGCCGGTCAGAGTGCCCTGCTCAACGGAGAAGTTGGCCGCGTGGCTGGCTTTACGGTTTACATGTCCAACAACGTCCGCACCGGCACCGGCACGGACACTGGGAAGACGCCGTATTTTGAAATCACGGCCCAGGTCAGCACGGCGACGACCTATGCCGAGCAGATCATCAAGACCGAGGCATACCGTCTCGAAAAGCGCTTTGCCGACGCCGTCAAGGGCCTGCATGTCTACGGCGCGAAGGTCACCGACGGCAGCCAGATCGCAAAGCTTATTGCTTCCGTGGCCTAATCGGAGGGCGCGGCGATGCTGGAACAGATCCTGCGGCACCTAAATAACTGGTTCGTTGTGGACGTTCAGCCGGGCGATTATAGCGTAGAAAAGGGCAGCATCACGCTGCCCTTTGTCGCGTCCGGGCAGTACTTCCGGATCATCGGCTCGGTGTTCAATGACGGGCTGCATCAATACCCGGCGACAGATCTGATGGACGAATCTTTCACCGGCTACATCTGGGCGCTGGCGATTCCGAAGGCAATCTTTTCCCTGGCGGATGAGATTTCCGCATGGCTGGAGAAGTACGGGGAAGCCGCTGCAAGCCCGTATACAAGCGAAAGCTTCGGCGGGTACAGTTACAGCAAATCCGCAGAAAATACCGGCAACGGGGCGGCTGGCGGCTGGCAGGCGGCTTTCCGTGCGCGGCTCAATCCATGGAGAAAGATTAAGGGCGTGGAACCCTGAAAATGGAGGTGCAAATCCCGATATGAGTCTGTTAGATGATTTTTCCCAACAGTGTGTGCTGATGGAGAAAAAGCGCGTCCCGGATGGCGCGGGCGGCTATGAAGTCACATGGACGGAGGGGGCGGAATTTCTCAATTACCAGGCCCTCGATACTTCGATGGAGGCCCGCAGAGCGGAAAAAGAGGGCGTTACCTCGGTATATTCCGCGCTGGTGAACAAGACTGTCCCCATTGAATACATGGACTATTTCCGCGACGTTGCATCCGGCGTCACATACCGCGTAACGTCGAACCCGGAGGAACGGGAAGCACCGAAGTCTGCGGGGGTGACAATTCGCGGGCTAAAATTCTTCACCGCAGAACGAAAGGACCTTCCAAAATGACAAAGGACAAGGCGCTTCATGCGTGGTTTTCCCAATTTCTGCCGGCTTATCCGGCCTCGAATGTGCCGGAGGACGCGATTTTCCCGTGGCTGACTTATGAGCTGGTCACCGGCGCGTGGGACAGCGGGGAAATCGGCCTGACGGTCAACCTCTGGTTTTACACGGAAAGCGAAGCTGGCCCTAATGCGAAGGCCCAGGAAATTGCAGATGCAATCGGACTTGGCGGCTGCATGGTTCCTTATGACGGCGGCGCGATGTGGTTCAAGCGCGGCTCTCCATGGTGCCAGAATATTGCACAGGACGACGACAAAAACATCAAGCGACGGTATTTGAATATCACAGTAGAATACCTGTCGCAGGACTGAATGGAGGAACGATAACATGAAATATACGAAGATTCCAGAAAACGCATTTAAGGAGCTGCAGCTGAACGCAGGCGTTTTGCTCACTGACTTCGACACGACGGACGGCATGACGGAGCAGGAGCTCCTTACTGCCATGATCGGCGCGACCAGCGGCGGCGTCAACTTCACCGCAACGCCGACCTACGAGGACTACGGTGCTGATATCGATAACGCCCCGGTTAACGTTAAAGAACTGAAAAAACTGACCGGCTGGGAGGTCAAAATGTCCGGCAGTTTTATCACGGTCTCGACGTCCTCCGCGGCGCTTATGGCGGGTGCTGCGGATGTGGACAAGGCCGACACAACGAAGATCACGCCGCGCAACGATGTTGCGGACACGGACTTCAAGGATATCTGGTGGGTCGGCGATTACTCCGACAAAAACGGCGCGACAAACGGCGGCTTTGTCGCGATCCATATGCTTAACTCCCTGTCTACCGGCGGTTTCCAGATCCAGAGCACCAATAAGGGAAAGGGTCAGTTTGCCTTTGAATTTACCGGCCATTATTCCATGGTCGACCAGAACAAGGTGCCCTATGAGGTCTTTGTCAAGGCAGGTACGGCGGAGGCTGGGGCATGAAGCTTTCTGATATCAAAGGCGAGCGGACGCTGGACGTGATCGCGGAAATCATCGAACCTATTGCCAATATCGCCGCAGATCAGACCGCAGCGGCGCTGTTCCAGCGGCAGCGCTGCCCGAAGGGGAAGAAACCGAAGGAGTTTATGCTGGAGCGGGTGAAAAAATCCGCTCCGGCTCTCATCAAGGGGCACCGGGAGGATATTGTGCAGCTTCTGGCGGCGCTGGCTGGCGTTACGCCGGAGGCATACGCGGAGAGCTTGAATCTGTTTAAACTCACTTCCGACATTGTCGACCTTATGACGGACCCGGAGTTTCTCGGGCTTTTTCCCTCTGCGGAGACAGAAACGGACGCCGCTGTCTCTGGCTCTGCATCGGAGAATACCACGGCCCAAGCACAGTAAACGCTTTCCTCACGTTTTGCGCGGCGCGGTTTGACGACCAGTCGCTGGGACTGGCGTTTCAGTGCTATGTGGCGGAGTGCCTAAACAGCGTGATGTACGCCGTCAGCAGTAAGCGGCTGACGGACTGGATGGAGATTGTACTGCCGGGCGGTCAGCCGGAGGAACCATGCGACGCGGAGGAGGTTGCGGCAGACCTTGTCAGGCGGATCGCAGAGAAAAAGGCAGGTGAGTAAAAGATGAATCTATTTGATCTGTTCGTCAAAATCTCTGTGGACACCGGAGAATTTGACAGCGGCGTGGATCGGGTGTCGAAAGCCTGTAAATCCCTTGGCGGCGATATGAAAACGACCGGGAAAGACTCGGAGGCCCTGCGCAACAAAATCAATAGCCTGGGTTCCCAGTATGAGAGTGCCAGCAAAGAAGTCGACGACCTGACAAAGCGGTTTAATCAATCTGCACAGGAGACCGGCGAAACATCGAAAGAGACGCAGGAGCTTGCGAAGAAGCTCGCAGAAGCGGAAAAGGAGGCGGGAAGACTCAAAAAGGAGATGGACCGCCTCGGCAAATCCACGGATGGTGCCGGTGTCGATGCAAAGGAAGCAGGGGGGAAAGTTGATGGCCTGATAAGCAAGCTTAAGTCTGGCGCAAAGGCGATTATTGCTATTAAAGCGGTTGCCGCCGCTGCGAAGGCTGGAATCTCGGCTGTAATACAAAGCATTACAGATTACTCCGACTATGAGCAGCTTGTTGGAGGCGTTGAGACGCTATTCAAGAGCAGCTCGGATAAAGTGGTCGCGTACGCGAACAATGCGTATAAAACCGCTGGCATGTCTGCAAACGAGTACATGGAGACCGTCACAAGCTTCTCCGCGTCTCTGCTGCAGGGCCTGGGCGGCGATACCGAGGCGGCGGCTGTAATTGCAGATCAGGCAATCACCGACATGTCGGACAACGCAAACAAGATGGGCACGGATATGGAGATGATCCAGAATGCCTATCAGGGCTTTGCAAAGCAGAATTACACCATGCTCGACAACCTCAAGTTAGGGTATGGCGGCACGGCGGGCGAAATGGCCCGCCTTATCAACGACTCCGGCGTGCTCGGCGATACGATGAAGGTCACCGAGCAGACGGTGAATGAGGTGTCCTTTGACAAGATGATCGAGGCAATCCATGTTGTGCAAACTAACATGGGCATTACCGGCACAACGGCAAAGGAGGCCAGCGAGACAATCCAGGGCAGCGTCAGCGCTATGCGTGCGGCCTGGAAGAATTTTACAACTGGCATGGCGGATGACACGCAGGATTTTGATGCCCTGGTAGACAACGTCGTGGACTCCGTCGACACGGTCGCGGATAATGTCATCCCGCGCATTCAAAAGCTGCTTCCCAGGCTGTCGCAGGGCATTTCGGAACTGGTGTCCCGGCTTTCCGCGAAAATCCCGGGTCTTCTCAGCAAAATCTTGCCGTCTTTCGTGCGGTCGACGTCGAAGATGGTAAAAAGCGTCGCGGATTCGCTATTGCAGATGTCACCGGTCGTTATTGATGCGGCGGGGGAACTCTTCGGGGAGATCGTGCGCGTGATTCCGAGCATTGTAAAGAGCATTGTAAAGCAGATGCCGAGCATTATCAATGCAATAAGTAAGTCACTGATTGGCGGCGTCAGCTCTATTGTTCATGCGACGAGTGACTTACTGGCTCCCGTTCTAAATGTGATGTCGGATATCACAGGCGGGATCATCGGCCCAATTAGCGACGCAGCGCATGAGGCTCGGCTGAAACTGGAAGAGGCAGCGGTGGGCGTAACCGCGTTTTCTGACAAAATCAAAGATGCGCAGCCCAATATTTCAGATCTCAACACTCTGCTTTCCAGCACCGGCAAGACCGTCAGCGACCTGGATTCCCAGATCGAGACAGAGGCTAATGCAATCAACCGCATCTTTGCGGCGGCACTGGAAGAAGGCCGGGCTTTGCGGCAGACGGAGCTCGACGAGATTGCCCAGCACTATGACAATCTGCGGGAGCTGGAAACAGAGAAGCTCGGTATTGCACAGCAGCAGCAGGCGGCACTCGTGCAGGCAATCCAGCTGGAAAAGAACCAAATCACACAGGAGGGAATGGCCCAGTATATCTCCAATATCCAAGCTGCCTATGAGCAGGCAACAGAGCTGGAGAAAACCAATTATCTAAACGAGCTGGCCCTGATTCAGAATCAGTACCAGGTCGAGGGCTCCCTTACGGAGCAGGAATACCAGAAACGCCTGGAGGAGGCAAAGGCCCACCACGACGCGATGCAGGCTCAGAATGACCAATACCAGCAGGAAGCACTGGCGGCGCTGTCGGACAACGCGGCTGCGACTATCTCTTCTGAGCAGAGCACCTATGGTGAGCTCCAGGGGATCGTTTCCCAGTACTATGCCGAGCGGAACAACACAGCAGGAAAGAGCCAGGCTGAGCTGCTGGAGCTCTATCAATCTGGACAGGCGGTCGCGAACGAGTACGCGCTAGCTGCAGCTGGACTGACGGAAGGTCAGCTGGAGGCGGGCAATGCAACGCTGACAACGCTGTCTATGCTTGTCGAGGGCGGCGGTCAGCTATCGGATTCCGCTAAGACGTCTGTAGAAAACATGTTAGCCGCTTTTGATGGATTACCAGACGAGATGGAGGGCACCGGTAAAGATGCCCTGCTGGGGCTCACAGCGGGCTTGGACGACACAATCCCAGGACTGGAGGACACGTCAGAAATGTCTGCACAGTCTATCGTCGATGCGATCAAATCCTATCTGGGTATTGCAAGCCCGTCGAAGGTGCTGCGTCAGATGGGCCAGTATGCAGGCGAGGGGCTTGAAAACGGCCTGCGTGGCAGTCAGAGCTCGGTTCGTGTCGCTGCATCGATTCTATCGGCAACTGTTACCACGACGCTAAATCTCAAGGAGCGCCTGTATCAGCTCGGCGCCAATGCGGGGCAGGCGTTTGCGGATGGCCTATCCTCTGCCAAATGGCGGGTACAAACCAGCGCCGCGCAGTTGGAAAGCAGTGCGGGTAAAAAGTCTGTCGTCGGCGGGGTGAAGTATTTTTCCTGGGAAACAACGCGCAGCGATACCTCCCGGGGGGGATATGACGCGCTGAACGCAAAGCTTGCCCGTGTGCTGAACCGGCTGGATGCATATCTGCCGAAGATTGCGGAAAATCAACCGGTGCTTGTCACTGGTGCGTCCCAAGTGAGCGGGCGCGCCCTGGATGAGCTTTATGGTACAACGCTGCGGCGGAAAGCGAGGGGAAATTAAACAATGAATCTTACAAGAAATGTGGTTTTTGATTTTGGGGACCGGGTCCTAAAGTCCTATGCTGACTTCGGACTCATCCAGAAAAGCGCGCCGGAGGTAACCCCTCCGGCGCCAAAAACAAATTACGTCGATGTCCCCGGGGCGAATGGCAGCATTGACCTATCGGAAGCGCTGATGGGGCATGTGGTGTATGAGGATCGCGAGATCGTCTTACACTTCCGGCGTGTTATGCCGAGCCTTGACGGGGCGCAAGACAAGCGCCTGGAGGACTATCTGCACTTTGCAGCCTGCCTGCAGGGGCTGCGATGCAAATTGTATCTGGACGAATCTGATAAATTCTGCTTTGACTGCCGCCTGACGGTCGGCCAGATGTCCGCATCTGGGGATGCCTGGGACGTCGATGTGACGGCGGTAGCGCGGCCGTACCGGACGACTGCGACACCGACAGTAAAGACTGTGACGATGACAAATGACGATTTGTTCGAGTACGATCTTGAATTCTCCAATGTATCGATGAAGGACGGAGTCACAACGTACACGCTTCAGAGCGTCGGATTCGATGGATATGCAAAACTGCGCTTTTTTGGAGAGGTGCTGTCTTCGAGTGCGTTTGAGATCACCTTTATCAGCCAAAACGGAAGAAAGGCGTTTTCATATCAGTATGATGTCGGGGAACAGGCGGAAATCATCATCCCAATTTCTGATATCAGCACTATAAATCCCAGTGCTGTTTTTGCGCTCGCGGTTGAAACATCAAAGTACGATCCGACTGAAATGAGCGGGATGAAGCCGGGCCGAGCCGAGAGAATCTACAACGGTCAGTCATCGCTTTCTACGCTCACGTCATGCACACGCCCAACTGTGCCGAAATTCGCTTGCACGAACGACGGCGCAACAATCGCCGTTGTTAAGTCTGTGCGCCCGCCTCTGGTTCTCGGTGCTTCGCTTCATGTCGCTGCTGGGGAGACGAAGTCGAATAATGATATTGTGCTTCAGGATATGCTTGAGCTTATGATTACGCCCGACACCTACCCAGACGGCAACGGCGTTATCACGATCACTTACCAGGAGGGCGTGCTGTGAATTACAAAATCTATTGGCGAAATCCGGACAGCACAGAGGAGCACCTTGTACATTCCTCTAATGCGATTGACCCAAACCTGCACGTTGAGGAGCCGACCCTGGACCAGGCGGTCAATGCACATGGAAGCTTGAGTTTTAAGATTCTGCCGACGCATCCGGAGTATAACAATATCCGGGCACTGATGACCATCGTGACTGTTTACAACGGAGACGATCTCATCTTCCGGGGGCGTGTTATTGAGACAACACAGGACATTTATGGTATTATCTCTGTCTATTGCGAGGGGGAGCTTGCTTTCTTGTGCGACTCGGTCCACACGCCATTTGTGTACGGTGGCAGCACTGCGACACCGGGTGATCTGTTCCGGCGTCTGATTGCCAATCACAACGCGTATACCACCAGCGTGGACAACTCCAACCGGGAGAAACTGTTTACCATCGGGCAGGTTACGGTAAAAGGCCAAAAAGGGTACACCTATTCTGCAGATACGGCCAAGAGCACGTGGGACCTTCTGATCGACGGGCTGATCAATCAGGTGGGGGGCTATCTCCGCACCCGGCACGTCAATGATGTAACATACATCGACTATCTGGCCGATTATACCGGGGTGGCGCAGCAGACGGTGGAGTACGGGAAAAATCTTCTGAGCCTTGAGGATGGAATTGTCGGCGGCGATATCATCACTGTGCTGCTTCCATATGGTGGCAAGCCGGATGGCGTTGATACCCGCACAACGATTGAAAGCGTAAACAATGGCAAATCGTATATCAAGGCAGACGCAGAAACAATCGCAAAATACCGGAATATCTGGGGGACGCAGACTTGGGACGAGATCACGGACCCGGGTCAGCTTCTCCTGGCGGCGCAGTCGTATCTCAATGCGCAGAAAGAGGCGCTGAATACCGTATCGGCGGAGGCGCTGGACCTCAGCGCTGTCGATGCGGACATGAAGCCTATCCATGTCGGAGATTATGTCCGCATTATCTCCACGCCACACGGTATCAACAAGAAACTGCTCTGCACAGCCAAAACGACAGACCTTGCTGATCCGGCAAGCACGAGGATAACCATCGGCCCAAAGACGCAGACGCTGACGGCGGCTGTAAAAAACGGCGATGCCGCAATCCGCAGCAGCGTTGCTGCTGCCGCATCTGTTTCCGGCGTTGCAAACAAGGCACTGTCCGACGCGGGAAACGCTGTCGCCGACGCAGCCAGCGCGCAGGCCACCGCCGAAGCGGCGCAGAGCACTGCCGCTGACGCATTGGCGGCGGCCGAAGCAGCGGCCTCCGCTGCCGCGGACAAGGCCCCGAAGGCTCATGCCAGCACCGAGACTGCATATGGAGTGGGAGACGGGAGTAAGTACGGGCACGTAAAGCTTTCGGATTCCCACACCAGCACGTCCAGCGTCTCCGGAGGTATCGCGGCGACGCCTGTTGCTGTGAAATCTGCCTATGATCTGGCAAGTCAGGCGAGCGGGACGGCTGCGGATGCACAGACTGCGGCGCAGAATGCGAATAAAGTAGCCATGAATGCAAAGCAGGTCGCGGCGGATGCGGCAGCGATGGCGGAGGGGCGCGCCCCGAAGGCCCACGCCAGCGCCCAGACGACGTATGGCGCGGGCAGCGCTGCGCAGTACGGGCATGTGAAGCTCTCGGATGCGACGAATGGTACAGGGGATGTCACGGGCGGCGTGGCGGCGACGCCGAAGGCTGTAAAAACCGCCTATGATCTGGCAAGTCAGGCTTCCAGCGCAGCGAGCAGCGCGTACGACCTAGCCAATGAGGCGGGGCAGGTTGCGACGGACGCGGCGCAGACGGCTGCAGACGCGCAGAGCGCGGCAGAGGCTGCACAGGCCGCCGTCGGTGGAAAGGCCCCGACGAATCATGCCAGTACGGCAACGACCTACGGCAAGGGCACATCGACGAATTACGGGCACGTCAAACTCTCGGACTCCATCCTCAGTACCTCCGGCACCGCCGGCGGCACTGCCGCGACGCCCGGCGCCGTAAAAAAAGCATACGACCTGGCAAACAGAGCCGAAACGACGCTGCTGGGCGGCAAGAAAATCGTCTGTGGTTGGTCCGCCGTCAAGTTTAAAAACACGGGCCAGACGAATACAACCATCAATTTTGGGACGACGTTCACCGCAAAGCCGATTGTGATTATCGGGCAGCCGTTCAATGGCGTAATTTGTACCGTATTCAACGATGCGGTTACAACGACAAATTTCACCGTAAACGTCCCCGCCGTCGGCTCTTCGACCGTCTCGACCCGCCAGATGTCCTGGGTTGCCATTGGCAGTGTTTAAGGGGGGTGATGGGTTGGAATGGTACGAGATGCTGATTACCGCCGGGGCGTTGGTCAGCGCGGTTGGGCTGATCGCGCAGAAGGTGGGAAAGCCGATTGTTAAGCTGCTGAACGAGGTAAAGGTGCTGACAAAGCATGACCGGGAGCAATACTTGGCAATTCTGCGGCTTACTACTATGTCCCGGGATATGCCAATTTCGGAGCGGATTATTGCCGGACAAAAGTATATCGAACTCGGCGGCAATGGAGACGTGAAAAAGTATTATGAACAGTTACTCAAAGAGCACACGGTACAGTGAAGAAGGAGGTATTTATGGAATTTCTGAATGATTATCTGGTCGCGGTCGTGGTTGGTATTTGCTTGTGCATTGGCTACGTTCTGAAGCACGCAATTCCGTCGGACAAAATTAACCGCTTTATCCCGCTGCTGATGTTGGTTCTGGGCGCAATCGTCAACGTGTGGCTGCATGATTTTACCCTGTCGCCGGAAATTTTGCTTGGTGGCATGGCGTCCGGTCTGGCGTCGACGGGGATGCACCAGGCGTATAAACAGATGATTGAAGGTGGCGAAAATGCAGATCATAGCTAAATACCTGACGCAGAATCCGTATTTCCGGGACGGGCGGTGGATCACGGGCCCCGCCTTCCGGGGGTTCTTCCTCCACTCCGTCGGCGTCGGTCAGCCGGACCCACTGGTTTTTATCCGGCAGTGGGACAAGGCAAGCTTCACCTATGCGGGGATCAACGGATTCATTGGAGCCGATGCGGTCTATCTGACGGCCCCATGTTTGGAGACGCCGGGCAGGGTGAAGCGTATGCCCCATGCGGGGAAGCCTGCCGGGAACAATGGGTACATTGGGTTTGAGATGTGCGAACCGGCACAGATCCATTACACGGTCGGCGCAAGCTTTACCGTGCGGGACAAGGCTGCGGCCCAGGCGTATTGCCGCAAGACGTACCAGAACGCTGTGCAGCTCTTTGCACGGCTGTGCAGCTTCCACGGCAAGAACCCGCTGCAGGACGGCGTGATTCTGAGCCATAATGAGGCGGGCAAGCGGGGCATTGCCAGCGGGCACGTCGACCCGGAGCACCTGTGGCGCGGGCTGGGCCTGCCGTATACGATGGCGGGGTTCCGGCAAGATGTGGCAAATGCGATGAAACCAAAGGAGGAGATCAACATGACGAAAGCAGAAGTGATTGCACTGATCGACGAGCGCATCCAAGTGGCCCTAGAGGGAAAGAACACGACGGCAAGCGATTGGGCAAAGGAGGAATTTGCCCGGGCTGTCGCTGCGGGAATCACCGATGGAACGCGGCCGGGCGGGTACGCCAAGCGCGAGGAAGTCGCAGCGATGGTGCTGCGGGGGAAATGAGCCCGCAGGCGCGTGGAAGGCTGCCGCTTGGCCTAGAGACCCTTACAAAGCCGGAGCTTTTGCAAGTGATTGATGAGGCTGGTATTGGCTTGGAGAATGAACGAATCGCACGACTATATTTCGTGGATCGCCTTCCTCAAGTTGACGTCGCTTCTGAGCTATATCTCGGAAGGGCAACAATACAGCGCAGGCTCCCAGAGATTCAAAAGAAAATGGAAATTGCATCAAAATATTTTAAGAGTTGAGCTTACGCCGCCCTTCGGGGCGGCGTTTTTTATTTGCGCAAAGATGATGCGCATTTGAGGCACAGCGCGCATCGATGTGTTGTATGATTTACATGGAAAATAAAAAAGTGTGATTCTATTCAATACAATGCTAGGAGAAAGGAATGTGTAGCGATGGCATACCCGTACTATGGAAATACGTATCAACCGTATAACCCATACAGTAATTACATGCCTACCGGGCCGCAGAACGCCGCAGGAGCGCAGCAAGTTTTCAACGGCCAAATTATCCGCGTGAACGGAAAAAACGGCGCAGACGCGCTCAGGCTGGCCCCAAATAGCTCTGTTCTGCTGATGGATGAAAACGATCCTATTGTGTGGCTAAAAGTGACGGATGGTGCTGGCTATGCGACGACCACACCGTATAGCATTGCACCATATCAGACGGCCTTGCCGGTGGATGTCAACAGTTTAGAGGAGCGCGTGAAGAGATTGGAGGACTTGATCAATGGCAAATCCGATGATGCAAATGTTGATGGGAAACGGGGCCATAAAACAGAATAACCCGCTTGCAATGATATCTGAGTTTAGAAAATTTGCAGCCGGTATGACGCCGCAGAATGCGAAGCAGCAGATTGAACAGTTGCTGTCGTCCGGGCAGATGACGCAAGATCAATTTCAGCAGCTTCAAAAACAAGCAAAGGACTTCATGCAGTTTTTGAAATAAGCCGGGTCGACACGGTTTATAATTTTAATTTGAAAGAGGTGTTTAACTTGGACAACTATAGCCTTTCCGATCTCGCTGCAGTTAGCAAAGACAACGACGGTTGGGGTGGCGGTGGTGCATGGTGGATTATCATCCTTTTCTTGTTCGTCTTTATGGGCGGCGGATGGGGTGGCTTCAACCGCCAGGGCGAGTTTGGGCAGTACGCCACCGCAGCCAGCCAACAGGAAATCTTGTTCGGCCAGCACTTTGGACAGCTCAACGATCGAATCACCAACGTAGGCAACGGTCTATGCACGCTCGGCTATGAGATGCAGGGAAATATTGGCCAAATTGGCAAGGAGGTTGCGCTGGCGCAGGCTGGCACAAACACAACAATCATGCAGACCGGCAACAGTATTCAGGGCCAGATTGCGCAGTGCTGCTGCGACAACCGCCTGGCGACTGCCAATCTGTCCGCGCAGATGGATCGCCAGACGTGCGACATCACGACGGCCATCCACGCTGAGGGCGAGGCGACCCGCGCACTGATGCAGGCGAACGAACTGCAGGCGCTCCGCGACAAGGTAGCAAGCCTTGAAATGGACAACCGCATGTGTGGCGTCGTTCGCTATCCCAATGGCCTTACATACAGCGCTGGCTCGTCCCCGTTCTGTGGCTGCAATAGCGGCTGCGGCAATATCTGAGTAAAATGGTAGGCCCTCTTGGCCGGGTGAACGGGCGGGGGGCATATCCCTCGCCCGTGTATTTTGAAAGGAGAATTTGATATGTCTTGCAAATCTGCTATTTATACCGCAATGCAGAATCCGACCGGAGTTTCTGTCGATGGTGTTATCCCCCTCGGCAGCCTGATTCGTCGATATGGATGTGATATTGCCATGAATGGCAATGCTATCAATATTTTGAGCAAGGGCTATTACGACGTTGATGCATCCGTCACCCTCACTCCAACTACCGCAGGGACAGTTACAGCCACGCTATTTTTGAATGGTGTAGCCGTGCCTGGTGCAACGGCATCTGCGACCGCCGCAGCAGGCTCCACCGTGCTTCTCTCGTTCCCCTCCTTGGTACGTCAGGCGTGCTGCGCGGCGGGGTCGTCCCTTACCATCGTTCTTACCGGAGCAGCATCCACCGTAAACAATGTGGCCCTGCGTGTGCAGCGCATCTGAGGTGGCGCCATGAGATTGATCGAAAAGTTATCTGAGATGATTGAGGAAGAGATTGGCGACGCGCAGAAATACGCAAAGTGCGCGCTGAAGTACAAAGATACAGATGGTGTCCTGGCTAAGACGTTTTTCGATCTGTCGACTGACGAAATGCGCCACATGAATCTTTTGCACGAAGAAGTGTCTCGCATCATTACACAGTACAGAAAGGAGAAAGGGGAACCGCCAGAATCCATGCTTGCTGTGTATGATTATCTGCACGAGCGGCAGATCGAAGAGGCGCAGCAGGTCAAGGCCTACCAGAGTATGTATCGTGGGTGAGCGCTATGATTGACTTTGACGAAATTGAAAAAGAAATCATCAACATGGAGGCGAGTCGCGACACATCTTATGCGACGATGGAACGTCTGGCCCCTCTCTATGCTGCGATGATTTACAAACGGCTCTGTTCAAACTCGGAGGTTTACGAACCAAAGCCGGTGTCTATTGATGGAGATAGCGAGTTTTTGCTTGCTGTATCTGGGGTAGATAGTGTAAAGGCGTGGTCCATTATTGATGAGTTAATGGATGTGCTTCGAGTTGTGAACCCTGTGGCGTATAATTCTGTTCTTGCCAGGCTTGGCAACGCTTAACCCTTAGTTACTAACACGTTACTAACAAAATAGGCGAGACCACATAAAAAATCCTTGAAAACGCGATGTTTTCAAGGATTTTTTGGAGCTACTGGCCGGACTCGAACCGGCGACCTGCTGATTACGAATTTGACGAGATGAAAAAAACAAATATTATAGTTTGAAATACAATGGAATTTAGGGGAATTTCCGAATTGTGCACGTTTAAAAAGTTTCCAGAGTGCACGACGTTCTACTTCGGTTACTAACACGTTGCTAACAATGTGGCTGAATACATGAAAAAAATGTCTGCGTCAGTGCGCTTCTACCGCTTCCACAAGCTGATCAATATTTGCGTGAACGTATATATCTGCTGTTGTATCATAGTTTGAGTGACCAAGAATTTTCTGCAGCATTTCCGGTCTGATCCCGGCGGAGACGGCCCAGCTTGCGAAAGTGTGACGCGTTGCGTGCGGTGGCTTTTTTTCAATACCGAGCTGCTCCAACATCGGGTAATAATCTCGCTTCCGGAAGTTTTCAGCTACTTTTTGCCCGGCATACCCGGAAATCAGAAGATCACCGGATGCTCTAGCTGCGATCTCTGCAAAGTAGGCACGCCCCTCTGGGCGGATCGGTATGATTCGATTTCGGCCCGCTTCTGTTTTTTCGCCGCCGATAACATAGGATTCATGATATCCGGAAAGCGGCAGGGAAAACATTTCGCCGATGCGCATCCCGGTGTAAATCAGCATGAGGGTGAGCTTTGCCGCGGGTGTTCCGGCTGCTTCCATCTTTTTGATATCTGAATCTGTAAACACAGCTTTTTCTTTCGGCTTTTCACCGTCTAGCTTCACAAATCTGGCGTAGTTTGTCGTAGCAGCCTCCTCGCGCACGGCCCACTCTGATAGTTGCACAAACAGATGCTTGTATTTGGCTTGTGCAGAGCGTGACTTGGCAGCTTTGTTGTTATCAATAATTGACTGGAAGTCCTTCACGCGCAGGGAGCGAAACTGCCTACCATAGAGCTCATTGCTTTTTGCGTAAGCGTTTTCATATGCGGCAATGCTCTTTTCTCCAATTTCCCGGAAGTGTTCCGCTTTCCATTCCTGAAATACCTCCTCGAAAGTCATATTGTACCGTTCCGAGATTGATCTACCAGCCAGGCGCTCTATGGCTTCCATGGCCTCTGTTTTCTTTGCGTAATACCCAATGACCATCTTGTTTTTGGCCGCTACCCACGGACGGCTGCGACGGCCTGACAGCTTGTAAACCGTGCCTGTCCCGTTTGCCCGTTTGAGTGCCTTCCGCTTTTCTTGCACCTGTTTTTTTCCGCACCACGGGCAGAATATGGCCCCGTCGGGAATGTCTCGACCGCATTTGATACATCCCATATTTTTCCTCCTGCAAAAAAAGGAGTATCGGCTTTCGCTGATACCCCCGCACTATCAACTATTGTCTGTTATCCAGCCTGTGTCTGGGTGCGTCATATCAAATAGAAGCATTGCTATGACAAAGACGAGTAAGATCAGGCAGAGAATAACAGCGAAGCGCAGCCACCGATTTTGCAGTGTAAGTATTCTGTTGTAATGCGCTTCCGTTTGCTTGATTTGCTCCTCGTAGATTTCCCGCACCTCGCTGTGTGGTTCGGCGCCTCCGATTTGATACCCGACTGCATTAGCTACATCGATAAGCGTCTGCGCATTTGGGCTGGTTCCTGGGTCGTTTCGCAGTAATCGGTCAACGGTTGTCTTTGATACCTTCGCTGAATCCGCAATCTGCTGGTTTGTCATGCCGGTTGCCTCTTTTTGTGCAATAATACCAAAAATAATATCCTGAACCGTCGTAACAAACACTCCCTTTTGTGCAGCATTTTTTATGGCGACTGTACGGCGTACATTTGGTTTGTCTTTTGCATACTTGCGTATTGAGATTGTCGCGTTTCAGTAGTAGTCTCATGACAGAAACGTAATGATGCTAGGAGGTGACGACATGCAAAGCATCCATATTATCGCCGACGGAAATAAAGTGAAGATCGTCGTTGACGGCGTAACCTTTACCGATCTGCATAGTTTCTCCCTTGACTACGTGAAGGGCTGCCCGCTTCTATTTTCATGCGTTGCGGATATCGGGAAGCAAAAACAGCCTGACACAATACTTCACTGATGCGCATTATTTTATGTGGTGCTCCATAATTCCATGATACCACCATAAAGAATACTTGCAAGGGGTAATTCTCTACAATCTTAATGGGAGAATTTTGTAGAAAATAAATGATTGGAGTTTGACGTATGTGTATGATGGGACAATACCGAGTTATGGACGATCCGAAGCAGCCGCCCTTGCCAGATCGCGGGGAATGCGGTACAATAAAAGAGGTACTTAAAAAGGAAATTGCCACACTTACAGACCAACAGGCGGAATATGTGCTGAGGAGGTTGCAATGTTTGTTACAAAGCGAAAACTGAAATCCGAGATTTTAGAGCTCCATCGAAAAATACAGCGCCTTGAGCATGACGAGCGGCGCAGCGCACTTGTGCAGATGGCAGACTTGCCAAAATGCAAGAGCGTCGCGTGCTACAATTGCAAATACTGTTCATTCCTTTATAATCCAGGAAACGGCGCACTCTATCTGCTGGGCTGCGGACGTGATCTTAAATGCAAAGATTTTGTTTGCACGGACAAAAACAAGCCGCCGGTCTGGGAAAGAGCAAATGCACTTCTCAGCGCAGAGGGAAAACATCAAGAATGCGAAGAAGGGTTTCTCCCCGATTCTGTCTTAGTTGCTCCACTGCCGCCCTGCCACGCCGTGTGATTGTGTAACGCCGCGTAACGGTTTCTGGGATATAACCGCCTGCACCGTCCGGCACTCCCTCGGTATGAACAGTTATTAGCTGCTCTGAACGCAGGAAACGTTCTATTTCGTTCGGCTGCGACCAATCATACCACCCAACAATACGGGAAAACTCATCCGCGGACAGATCTGAGCGGTACAATTTTTTTAGGACTTTCTTAGAATTACGATCAAAGTCAATATCCATGTTGGCAGCTCCTCACAGCACTTTCTTAGCGCTTAAAACGATCGGCAGCAGCTTCTCGCACTGCTCATCGGTCATTCCGTCAACAGCTGCCAATAGCGCTTTCTTTGCTGCGCTCAAGCCCTCGATCTTCGGATCGGGGGCTTTTTCTGCGCCCCGCGCTTCCTCCACCAGCCGCCGCACCGTCTCAATATCCTGCTGGCACCTGGCCGTTTCCGCCTCGGTGCTTCCCTCGCACAGAAGAAGCTCCTCCGGCGTGGTGTTTAGTAAGATGCACATGCGGGCGGCTTCTTCCGGGGATGGGAGGTTTTTGTTGCGCTTCAAATCCGAAACCCACGAATTTCTGTTTTGGAATCCCATCGCTTCACAGAAAACAACATTGCTTCTAAAATTTTTGTCTATTGCGGCTTTTGCCGCCGGGTAGTTTAACTGTACCGTCTTTTTCCTTGACATATTGGGTCACAGATATCTTTCCAAAACCGAATGCAGAATTGCAGAGTATTTCTGCAATTCATAAATATCGGCTATCGGATATTTTTGCTCCTTTTTTGATTCATCTGGAATAATCAAAGTTTTTACATTTTCACTTAATTTGAGGCGGCAAATCCATTTTCTTATGTTTCCTTTATATAGAATGTTAATGTAAGACTCTGTATCTTTGTACGTTATATCGTGGATGTCTGCGGCATCTGATAGCAAATTTTTGATAATGAAGTACGCTTCCAACTCTTCCTCTGTTGTAACGATTTTCGAACCTGATTTTACGTCATTTGAAAAATCTTCAGCATTAGGTATTGCCTCACTTTCTTTCACTTTGGGTGTAACACTTCCGCCTGATCCGCCCAATGCGTTTTTAATTTTGTCGTTCATGAGTTCGCTAATATGATCGTTCAAGGCTTTCTTTAGTATTGGCCTGAACTTTTCAACTACATTTTGCGTTTTTTGCCCAGACCAGCAACTGGACAGAAACAATTTTACAAATTCATCTGTGGGACTATCTAATTGTGCTGAAAATGTGTCCTTAAAATTGTGAACATATTTGAGTTCAGAAGCTGCGCTAAAAATTGAATCTATGTCGAAAACTGATTTAGAAAACTTCTTTATCTCCGGTACTTGGTTTTCCTTGATGTCTAACATATCAATAGAAAGAAATGGTGCGTCATCCATTTTGTTGGGGTTATCAAGGTCTGTAAAAAACTTGAAGTATCGTCCATTAGTAAGAATCGCAAACTTTGCAGCAGTTGTACCGAAATATCTAAATAGTTGCGAATCATGTTTCTCTAAATTTTCTGTAATTGATTTGCATTCCACAAGGATTACAGGGTTGCCGTCCTTTATAATAGCGTAATCTACTTTTTCACCCTTTTTTATACCAACGTCGGCGGTGAATTCTGGAACAAATTCCTGTGGGTTAAACACATCATATCCAAGCATTGCAAAAAACGGCATAATTAACGCCGTCTTAGTTGCTTCTTCTGTACCTAGCCCCCCTTTCAGGGTTTCTACTCGATTAGAAAATTGTTTTAATTGGTCAATAAAATCCATGAATTCACTCTCCTGTCTGCTGCGTTCTATAATTTCACACAAAATGATCGAGAATTTATTGCAATTATAGCCAGATTTTTTCTGCCAAACAGTTGACAGCAGAAAAAAATCTGGCTATAATACAGCTATGAGATATCGCAGATGCAATAAAACCAGAAAACCCCGGCAGTAACGACACCGTCATGCGGGATTATAGCCGATATTTTGTTGGATGACACTTACATAATAGCGGCGCGGTTACGGTTTGTCAATACGATTTCTCAAGCGACTGCAGCGGGGAAGGACGCCTGTAGTCGCTTGCGGGCGTCCTTCCACAAGAAAAAATGGAGGTGAAAGCGATTGACATTGAAGGAACTCCGGGAGCGCGCTAATCTGACGCGTGCGCAGGTGGCAAAGAAACTGAATGTCGGGCCGTCCTGCGTGAGTCATTGGGAGTTGGGCGACTGGGGGCCGACCCGGAAGTATCACAAAGCGCTGGCTAGATTGTACGGCGTGACGGAGCAGGAGATCAAAACCTTGGTGGACGCCATTGCGGCGGAAAAGAAGGAGGGGTCGTGAATAGAAAAGCCCTGCCCGGCACTTACGCACCGAACAGGGCAGCGGAACAAATCTTCACCACAAGATATTGTGTCCTGTGGCGATTATAACACAGGAGAAAGGGAAAATCAATGATTCAAACATTAACACTCAATGAGGCGGCGGCTTATCTTCGTGAGCGGGGGCTTTCCATTTCCAACGAGACGCTTGCGTCGGGGCTGGAGAATGGCGTTTTCTCCTTCGGCACTGCATTCAGAGCAAACGGCAAGAGCCGCGTCGTCATGATCTTTAAAAGGCTTCTCGACGAGTGGATTTCTGATCGAAGCGTCCCGACCGAGTAACTGACTATAACATCAAGGAGGATCACCAAAATGGCAAAGACCACATTCCTGACAGACGAACAGGTAGAATCCGAGATCGCGCGCCTGACGAAAACGGACGCGGTCAAACTGGCCCGGCGGGAGCAGCGCGTGAAATACCGCCGCCGTCAGGTGCTTTATTCGCTGCGTGCGCTGGAAAAGCGCGGCAAGCAGCTGATGTCCCAGGGCGTCACAATGCTGGATTTTGAGATCGTGGAGAACGCGATCGACGCAGAAACGGCGGTGGAGTGATGCTGCCGAATCCGTGCGATATCTGCGAGCGCCAGAGCGCTAAATGCGTAAACGGAAACTATATGTGCCAGGCCTGGAAATATTACATCCGCGTCAACTGGGCGGAGATTTGCGGCCCATTCCGGCGGATGGCGGAGCGGAAGAAGGGGGGCACCACACAATGGCCTTAACAATGCTTTTTCTGACTGCTGCATTCGTCCTCTTCTTGCTGATCGACTGGCTCTGCGAGAACGCGGCAGGCCGCCGGGCGATTCATAAACTGCAGGCAGATAATGCGTCCCTGGCGGCGCAGCGGGACCGCAGCGCCGCCAGGGCAAAGCGGCTGCAGTGCGAGGTCAAGCGGCTGCAAAACCGGCTGGACGGCGCACAGTTTCTCCTGGACAGCGATCGGGATGTCCGCATCCTGGAGCTGGAGGCGGAGTGCGGACGGCTGCGCAAGCGGCTGGAGATTCGCGAGAAGGTGCAGAAGGTGCAGGAGGTGGCGGAATGAATCAGCGCATCCCGGATAATTACGACGCCTGGGAGGCCCACGATGCGGCCCAGGCGGCGCAGCTAGAGGAATTGCCGATCTGCGACTCCTGCGACGAGCCGATTCAAGACGGCTATTATTACGAAATCGGCGGCAGGATCATGTGTGAAAGCTGCGTTGATTTCTTTTTCCGGCGCGATGTCGGATGACTGCGAGAGGGTGAGAAAATGCCAGACATTATGAAAATGGGTAAGAATCCCAATTACCTGGGCTCTTGGGATTTGGACGACCTTCCGAATCGGGAGGTAACGCTGACGATCGCACGGATCGTTGACGAAGAAGTCGTGACGAATGGGAAAACGGAAGTCTGCACCGCCTGTTATTGGCAGGAGGAGGCATACAAGCCCATGATCCTGAATGTGACGAATAAGAAAACGCTGTGTAAACTCTATAAGACAAAGGCGACGGAAAAACTGGCCGGGCGGGCCGTGACAATTGGCATTGATCGTGTCAAAGCGTTCGGCGATATTCATGACGCACTGCGCATCCGGCCCAGAATCCCGAAGCCGCAAAGTGCGTCCCTTCCCAAATGCGCCCAGTGCGGCAAGGACATTCACGCCGCCGGGAATATGACGCCGGATCAGGTGGCGGCATACACGGCGAAGAAGTACGGTCAAAGCCTGTGCGCTGAATGCGCCAAGGCCGCTGCAAGGGGGGCGTAGGGATGAAACTGACAAAGCGGAATTACTTCACCCGGAAAGCAAACCGCGCGTTTTTATCTGTATCTCAGTTTAAAGCGTTCGAGAAATGCCAGGCAGCGGCACTGGCCGAGGTCAATAAAACGTTTGAGCGCGAGAAAACAACGGCGCTGCTGGTTGGCTCTTACATTGACGCTTATTTTGAAGGCTCAATGCAAGCGTTCATCAACCACAATCCGGAGATATTTAAGCGGGGTGGCGGCCTAAAGGCGGAGTATTTGCAGGCGGACCACATCATTGAACGCATCCGCCGGGACGCCCTGTTTATGCAATACATGAGCGGGAAAAAGCAGGTCATTCTGACCGGCACGATTAACGGCGTCGACGTGAAAATTAAAGTGGACAGTCTGCTCCCAGATAGGATCGTTGATCTAAAAATCATGCGCGACTTTGCGCCGGTCTACAGCCCGGAATATGGCCGCCAGCCCTGGTTTGAATCCTGGCAGTACGATTTGCAGGGCGCTGTTTACCAGGAGATCGTCCGGCAAAATACCGGGGAAAGGCTCCCGTTTTATCTTGCCGCCGCGACAAAGGAAAAGGTCTGCGATCTGGATATTGTCCATATCTCCCAGGCGTCGCTTGATTTCCAGCTGGAGCGCTTTTCCCATAATGCGCCGCTGTATGATGCAATCAAAAATGGCGTTATTGCGCCGGATCGCTGTGAGGCGTGCGACTATTGCAAGCAAACGAAGGTGCTGCAAGCGCCGCGTGAATCGGATGAATTTTATTTTTGATGAAAGGAAAAAGCAACATGAAAGGCTACAAGGGATTTGAAAAAGGCCTGGTGTGCCGCGGCAAGCAGTACGCTGAAAATACCGTATTCGAAGAAGATGATGCCGAAATCTGCCAAAGCGGGATGCACTTCTGCGCCCTGCCGCATCAAGTGTTTGTGCATTATTCCCCGGGTGAAAATCACGAATTTGCCGAGGTAGAAGCACTGGACGATCCTGTGACAGATGATGACGCCAAGTACTGCAGCAAAAAGTTGCGGATCGGTGCGAAAATCAGTGTATTTGATATGGTGAAGGCCAGCGTTTGCGCGTTCTTTGAGCGCGTAAACTTCGCCGGTAAAATCGCAGAAGCGGAACAAGTATACGGCGCAGCCAACGCCGGGTACCGTGGCGCAGCCAACGCCGGGAACCGCGGCGCAGCCAACGCCGGGGACTACGGCGCAGCCAACGCCGGGGACTGCGGCG